CTAAGAATTAATAGCAACTTTCAGAGTATCGGGTAATAACATATCAGCAATTTCCATTACAGTAGACAAAGATTTAAGTCCAGTCTTTTCACAAATGGTGTGAATTTTATCCCATGTAGATTGAGGACGGATAGAATCGAGAAATTGATGCCCTTCATATGTTAATCGGTTTACTAAAAGACAATAAATGGTAGGGCCAGCATAAGAAATAGAACATTTGATAAAGCCGGCTTCATTAAGAAGAACTAAGGTATAGGCGATAGATGATTTTGAATGTTTGAGCATTTCAGAAGAACGACAAATGTTGTCTAAATTCAGATGATGAAACTCCAAATCATCGTCTAGGACAAGCCATTTTTCTAATGTAAGAAGAGTGTCTCGGACGCAGTCTAAATCAAGAATCATAATGAAATCTCCCTTCATAATACTCGGCATTGGAAGATGCCTGTATCTACAGTATAGGAGACAAAAGGGTAAAAGACAACAGATGTGAAGTTTATTGAAAGAAGAATGTTAGGAAACATAGGTGTAAGTATTGAGTATTTCTTAGAGTAGGAAGGTGATGTGAGAAAAATGAATATCAATGAAGCAGTAAAGAAAACAATGGAAAAAGGCAACTGCATGACATTGCCGGAATTCAAAGGCGGGGCGAAAATCAAGCCAACAAACGGGCGAGGAAATTGTATTGTAATGAATGCTGATGGAAGTAATCCATCAAAATACGGATGGCAACCATCAGCAGATGAATTGATAAGAGACGATTGGTTATTGGTTGATTAAATCCATGATCGTATCTCTTTGATAAAAGAGTAACCTTTTCTTAAAAGTGTATCTTCTTCAACGGAACAGATGGCATTTGGAAGTAAAGTGGTTTCGTAAGCGACATCGTCAGCTTTAAACACATGGACAAGCCCATCTTCATCCAGTGCAAACAAAGCATCAGAAATAAAATCGTCATCAAGTTCTGGATAAAGAGACTTGAAAGATTCAAAAAGAAAGAGGTGAGAACATGAACACTGCAATTGCGTTAAAAGAAACATTAAAAACTGCAGAAATTGCAAAGATTACCGGTTGTTCCGTGAACGAAGTACGATACCGTATGAGACACAACATCTGGACATTTGGAGTCGTGCGGAAGACCGGGGCAGTAAAGAAACACTATGAAGCTACTATTTCCGAAGTGGCTGAGTTCTTCAGACTGAGCCGGGAGGAAGTGATCAGGAGGTTAAACGATGGGAAATAAGAGATTAACCATACAAAGAGTTGATCAATTCATCAGGCTCCTGGGAGCAACTGAAAAAGTGAACGGGTATGCAGAACAGCAGAAGCAGCATGCGATTGCCTGTTTAAATAATTATTGCAGGGAGTTGGAGTATCAAAATAGAAAATCAGTAAAAATCAAAGGAGAAACAGATGGACCAAAGGATCTTGAACATGACAGCAGGGCAAGTTCTGGAATACGGAGCACTTGTCAGCAGGAGGGATGAACTGAGGCGGCTTCAGGAAAATCCAGAAGCAGCTACAGAATTGAATCTGATAGAGGAAAGGATCAAAGAACTTGGATTTGAATGAAGAGAAGGAGAGGAAACAGATATGGATCATTCGTTGGCAGTCCGGCAGAATACGGAGCGAATATGGAACATACGAAGAGGCGAAACAGGTAGCAGAAGAAATCGGAGGAGAGTACATCATTGTATGAGCTTCAGGGAGAGAAGAAAGATTCGGTACACTTTGGAACTGTTGCGGATTCTGGAAGCGGCTGCAGCAGTATGCGCAGTGATGATGATAGAAGCGGGAACATTGTGGATAGGAATGATACTCGTTATTTTGGTGATTGAGTTCTGTTGCCGATACATAGAAAAAAGTATAAAAAAGTAGTGCACCTGCCGCAAACAGATGCACCGGATATTTTGCCAATACAAACAAAATAAAAACTCATTTATATTGTACACCTGTATTGGCAAAATGTCAAAGAAAATGAGAGCAAAAAGCTCCCGTTTTTCACTTGATAAGAATATTAAACTTAGGAGCAAAACAGGATGTATAAACGAAAGAGTTATGACCTGGGAGACATCAGAGAAGTGATGGAGTATCACAATGGGAGATATGGTGCTCCGGGAATGCCGAGAATGAAAAAGAAGAAAGCCACACCAGAGCAGATCAGGAAAGTGAATCAGTGGAATAAAGAACGGCAGTGCTGGAGAAAGATGAAGCTGAACTTTCAGGAGAATGACTACTGGGTGACATTGACTTATAAGCCGGAGAACAGGCCAGAAGATATGGAGAAAGCAGCAAAAGACATCAGGAAGTGGCTCAATAAAGTACGGACACAATACAAGAAACGGGGAGCAGAACTGAAATGGATGCTGCATACCGAGATTGGAAGCCGAGGTGGTGTTCATCATCATCTGGTCATCAACCGGATTCCGGATGCAGATTTGATTATGCGAAAGGTATGGGACAAGGGTGGAGTCCACATGGATTTGATGTATGACGAGGGTGGGTTTCGAAAACTGGCCGAGTATTTAAGCAAGACACCGGATGAAGAAAACAAACTAAAAGAGAGCCGGTACTCCTGCAGCAGAAATCTGAAGATTCCGGTTGCGGAAGTAAAGACATATAAAAGAAAAACATGGAGTGACGAGCCGAAACCGCCAAAAGGCTATTATCTTGACAAAGAAACATACCATGAAGGAATCAATCCGGTAACAGGATACAAATACCGAAGATACATCCTGATCCGTTTGAACAGGAGAATTTGATATGAAAGCATTGAATATTTACATACGGACAAGTCTGACGGGTCCATGTATCAAAGATGGGTGCTGGGCGGCTGCAATCGAATATCAGACAAGGAAAGGTCCGGCAGTCAAAGGAATATGTGGGGATGAGAAAGAGACAACGTATTATCGACTGGTACTGCTTGGAATCGTAGAATCCTTGAAAACACTAAATACGGCATGCCACGTGACCTTATATACAGACTGTATTTTTATCAAGAATATGATTGAAAACGGAAAACCAGAGCAGTGGAAACGGTCAGAGTGGAGAAAGCCATCTGGAAAGGGTATCAAGAATCGAGAATTATGGCAGCAGTATCAGGAACTGGCAGAGCGGAATGAAATAGCCGTCAGATTTAGTAAACATCACGATTACGTGGAAAATTTAGAGTATTTATTGAAGAAGAGCATAAAAGAATTCTCACAGGAGAAATCAAAGGACATAAAGAAGTGAGTATTGATTATAGTGATATGGCGTTTCCTAAGCCGAAAAAGAAGAAAAAGAGAATCAGCCATCCGAAAAGTATTTTGAACACAGAAAAGGGCGTGTGCTATCTCTGTGCCAATCTGTATGGAGACTATCGGAAGCAGTATACGGAGGAACACCATGTATTGTTTGGATCCGGGATGAGAATTCTATCGGAAGCCGAGGGATTGAAAGTGTATTTGTGTGAACCGCACCATAAAAGCGGGAAAGAAGCTGTACATAATTGCAGAAAGACAAGAGAACTGCTTTGCGAGATCGCACAAAGGGAATATGAGAAGTCACACACAAGGAAAGACTGGATGAAGATCAGCAAGAAGAATTATCTGGATCAGCAAGAGTTGATGAAAGAACCGCAAAATGAAGAGCAGAAAGAAGGACATCCAGGATTCCAATTTTTATAGCATCTCCGGCCAAGTGCCGTGAAGATACAACAGCAGGTACGTCACAAAACCTGTCGTAAGCTATCACATTATCTCCCAGATAACTCTGGGAGAGGAAAGGAGCATCATGTTTATTAAGACGAGCATATTTAAGAGAATATTGAAGGATGCATGGAAAGGTGCAGGACTCACTGTAGGAAAGAAAGAGGAAATGTACTTCATACAGGGAGCCTATTGGATATTATTTGTATATGAGAAGGACTTTACAAGCAAGAATAAGGCAGCAGTCATTGAACTCGTAGGGGATCTTCCGGAAGAGGGCGAAGTATACAGAGCCTATGAAAAAGGAGAAAAGCAGTATGAACTAAAAGTAAGGGATGAGTGGGAATACAAGAAATGGTTATCAGCCAGAGACCGGTATGAGGATACAGAAATCAAATACAGGGGAATGGCAGTGTTACAGAATGTAGAGACAAAAGAGATGAGTTACATACCAGATCAAATTCTGGAATTGGTAAGCCTATCCGAAACAGGTGAGTATGAAGACTTTCCGACAGGACCTATGGGAATGGGATATTTCGTCCTGTGGGTAAATGAGACTGGAATGTTATTGACTGTAAAAACACCGGCAAATGAAGATAACATGGATGGAAGAATCTTGAAAGCGCTGAGCGGGCTGGAAATGGAGTAATATGGCAGAAAAATATAAGAAAGTATATGCAGTAGATTTTGACGGAACGCTTTGCAGAGGAACAAGATTTCCTAAAATAGGAACACCGAATTTCTATTTGTTTGAATTTTTAAAGGAGAAACAAAAGGAAGGGGATATTATTATTCTGTGGACGTGCAGAGAGAAAAAATTGCTGGAAGAAGCAGTCGAATTTTGCGAAAAATTTGGTCTGAGATTTGATTATATCAATGAAAACACGAAAGAGAATATCGAGAAATATGGGAATAACACAAGAAAAGTATTTGCGCATTATTATATCGATGATAAAAATATGACAATAAATGATTTGAAGGTGAAGGAAGAAGGTCTGGATCCGGTTATTTGGGAGAGAGCCTGTCGAATATCGGCAGAGTACATGATATAGGAGAAAAAAGATGGAAAACAACACAGTAAAGATCACAGGAAAAATTATGGAAACACCAGAGTATTTATTGACTTCACCAGACAGAAGAAAGATCTATAAATCAACTATAGAAGTCATGCGGACAAGTGGAAACATGGATGTCATACCGATTCAGGTGCCGGAACAGATAGTGCAGGAGATTCGGGATAATGTAGGAGGGAGAATTACAATCTTTGGAGAATACAGATCTTACAATGAAAAGGATGGAGAAAGAAATCATTTGAAATTGTATGTATTTGTAAAAGGAATCAGCGAAGCTGGTGAAGCGGATCAAAACAGAATTGATCTGATTGGATATATCTGTAAACAGCCGCTCTATCGAGAGACACCACTCGGAAAAGAAATCACGGATATTTTAATTGCAGTAAACAGGAAACACAGAAAAAGTGATTATCTCCCGGCAATTTGCTGGTATTCGAACGCAAGGGTGGCAGCAGGGCTTCCAGTCGGAACAAAAGTGAGAGCCATGGGAATGATACAGAGCAGGATTTATGTAAAAGGCGACAGCGAGAGAACAGCTTATGAAGTCTCAATAAGAGAAATGGAAGTGATTGAGTAGTGGAAGGTTACGAGAAATACGCATTCAGGATACAGGAACTTTTATTTGACGGGATGGATGTGCATGAGGTGTGGGTGTACATGAAAGTTATGTTCCAGATTGAGAAAAATGAGATTTGTTTTCGGGCATATCTGGAGAGATCGGGATTGATCTGGTTTGCGGAAGCGGGCAGCAGAAGACAGGTCCAGGTACCGGATCTGCTGGAGACCAAGAGAAAACTGGAAATGAATCGAACGAAAATTTCAAAGCCGCTCTGTAAATATCCGGATTGTTTCCGCTGTGTATATCCGGATTGCACATGTAATGAAAGCCTTACGAAAAAAGGGAATGATGAACTGGTTAGGGAGCTGGCGAAGCGATAGGGAAAAAAGATTAATGGATGAGGAAAACACGGAGAGGAAAAGAAGAAAATAAGCGAAAAATAGAAAGGAGCCAGCCTCCGGCCGGGGCAAGGGTATACCGGGCTTCTGAGAAAATGGATAAAGAGAAAAAAGCAATCGAAAGAATTAAAATGGCAAGTGAAATGAGTCTGCATCACTATGGTAGACCGCTTATTTGCACATACAGCGGAGGAAAAGATAGTGATGTGATGTTAGAGATTTTTAAGCGATCCGGAATCCCGTTTGAAGTGCATAACAGCCATACAACGGCAGATGCGCCACAGACAGTTCGGCATATCCGGAAGGTATTCCGAGAACTGGAACTGCATGGAATTAGGTGCGAAATAGAAAAACCACGCTATAAAGGAAAATTGATTAGCATGTGGAGCTTAATTCCAGAAAAGCTTATCCCGCCGACAAGAATTGTAAGATACTGTTGCTCTACGCTGAAAGAAACTGGATGTGCAAACCGGTATATCGCAACCGGAGTAAGATGGGACGAAAGTACTTCCAGATTGAAAAGGGAAGAGTTTGAAAAGCTCGGACAAACCCAAAAAGAGAAAGAAAAATTTACGAAGATAATGCTGATGGAGGATAACGATGCACGAAGACGGATGAGTGAGCTATGTATGCAGCAGAAAAAAATGATTGTAAATCCTATCATAGATTGGACGCATAGTGATATCTGGGGATATATAAATTCCGAGAAAATAGAGACGTGCGAGCTGTACCAGTGCGGATATGATCGTGTTGGTTGCATCGGATGTCCGATGGCAGGCAAGAAGCGTTACAAAGAGTTTGCAGATTTTCCAAAGTATAAGCAATTGTATATAAATGCTTTCGACAGGATGTTGAAAGAACGTGAACGAAGAGGAAAAGAATGTAAGTGGACGACAGGGGAAGAGGTATTTCTTTGGTGGATGGAAGACGAAAACATACCAGGGCAAATGAGCATGGAAGACTTTATTGCGGAGGAATGACTAATGCCAAAAACAGAAGAAACATGGATGGACGGGATCACAACGGAAATGATGGAGCATATCTGCGACAACCTGTGTAAGTATCCGAACCAGCTAAGCGGAGAGCAACTGGAAGATAAATGCGCAGAGTGCAAGATGGGACGGTTTGTGTGCGATATTTTGAACCAATATAACAATTGCGCAAAGCTGCTGGAGCAGATGCAGGAACTGAAAGAGCGAGATACGGCGAAGAAGCCGAATATAATGGACTACATACTTGGTGACATTAACTTTAAATGCCCTACGTGCAAAAGTGAATATATTTGCGAAAAAGGATATGAACATTTCTACTGCCCGAATTGCGGACAGAAAATAGATTGGAGTGAGGAATAACCATGATGGGAAGATGCAAATTAACAAGTATATGCGGACACGATTATTGCTGCATAGAATGCCCAGAAAACGAAGTGTGCAAAGAGCAGTGTGCAAGAATGGACCGGTATGAGTATTGTGTGGAGTGTCCGGAATATGAGGAGGTGGAGTGATGATTTTATTTTGCCCTGATTTAACGGGAAAAGAAGAGGTAAAAGCAATGCTTATTGGGAATGGAGATTTTGTCAGACCAGTGTTGAATCCGTGTATTAAAGAGAAATGCGTAGCGTACAAGGATGGAAAGTGCCTGAAATACAACAATGAAGTGGAGCGAAAAGATGAGAGAACAAACATTTGAAGATATCCTGTGCATGATTAAAAGATCGTGTAACAAGAATTTCTACAAAGGCACTGATTACGATGGCATGAAACCAGAAATTGTAAGGTGTGCAACAGATATTTACATTGAACAGATGCGACAGAACGGAGGAAAGGAAAATGAGTAAGAGATATAAGTGCAAGAAAACTTTCTGCGTAGATAAATACGACGATGATGGTTTCTTAATCGAAAACGATACAATTGTGATTGAAGAAGGGAAAATTTACGAGCTAGACGAAAGTGGTCACATGATGATTGGTGGTTCTGATCATGTTCATCTTGATGCTGTAGATGATGGTTCGTGGTTGGAAATTACAAAAGAGACATTGGAAGAATGGCTTGATTTGTTGGAGGTGAAGTGATGAACGTATTAGAGAAAATCGTGGAAGAAATCGAAAGCATGAAAAATGACGCCTACGAAACTTTGAAAGAAGAAAAGCGAAGATACGGAACAAGCAAAACAGCGGAAGAATTGGAAAGCTATATTTATGGGCTGACTTGCGCAGTGGATGTCGTAGAGAAGTATGTGGATAAGGAGAATGTGGAATGAACGTATTAGAGAAGATTTTGGAAGAAAAAGAAATTGTAGCGATCAAAGAACTAATAGAAGAAAATGAAAAATGCTTTAATCAATGCGAAGGTGCTTGCTGTGACGTGGAAGATGGTATATGCAATTGTGATGATGGCGTGATAGTGCAAGCAATTCATAAAATGAAGAAGTATTTAGAGTTGGCTAATGACACAAATGTCCCTAGTAAAAACGGTTGGATTCCGGTAAGTGATAAATTGCCGGAAGCTGGTGATGGTAAATATTATCCATTGCTGAATGTGCAAACATCATATGGAGCTGTTAAGTGTGGTTTTTACAGAGTTAGAGACGATCGATGGTATATTTACGAAGAATTTTATAATGAGTTCATAGAAGCAAATAAGAAAGAAGTTGTTGCATGGCAGCCACTTCCAGAACCATACAAGGAGGTATAACATGGACATTATAATCACAATCGCATTCCTAGCCCTGTATTACATCCTGGGGCTTGGAACAGGATGTAAAACTAGAAGGTGCGGATTACCTGATGGCTGCGGGATTCCCGATACTGTTATTTGTGGTGTTTTTGGATTGGATCGTGCGAAAGATAGTGAGGTAGAAAATATGAGAAAATTTAACTGGGATGAATTTAAAGAAGTAAAATTTGCGGTGCACTGTAAGACCGAGGAAGAAGCGAAAGATTTTTGCCGACAGATGTATAAACACGGTATGGTATGGGGGGAGTGGGAATAGTTATTTGAGTTGCACACACTATGAGAAATACAAGGATAAAACGTGCTACGACGGACAAGGTGGATATCAGAGTTATGATTACTTTGAGAAGTATAGATATGAAATTTTAGAATGGAGTGATTACATGCAGAAGGAATTTACAAAGTCAGATTTAAAAGACGGAATGGTGGTCGAATATAATGATAACTATTTCGGGAAAAGACTTGTTATAGGCGGCTTTTTGATTGGCGAAGATGGATATTCGGATTTGGGAGACTATAACGAAAACTTAAAAAATGTGGCAAGCGGTTTAGAAATAGTTAGGGTATATAAGATTAAATGCATGGAAAAAATTAGCAGTATCATGCATGATGACAACCTCGAACTCATCTGGGAGCGAAAAAAACTAAAGAAAATGACCGTGGAAGAAATGCGGAAGAAGTTGGAAGAGCTAACAGGAGAACAGATCGAGGTGACGGCATGAGAGGAACCTTAAAGCACAGACGCAGCGCAAAAGAAATGAAACGGGATCGAGAAGATCATTTTGCTGATCTGGCTGAACATGAACCAACAGAGAATGCCAAAAAGTGGATGCAAAGAGGTGCGTACTCAGTAGAGGACTGCTTAAGAAAATGGGGAGTAGATACGAAAGGGAGTGTTGCCAGTGGACAAGAAGATACTGATTGAGTATGCAGACATGAAAGAAGAGATAAAAGATCTGAGACGTAGGATTGCAGAGGATAAAAAGAAAATAGAGCAACTGAACAAGATTACTGTGCAAGATTCTGTTGCATGTGGAAAGAAAGGCAACAAACCATTGCGAACAGTGAAAATAACAGGATTCCCACAAAGAGAATATGAAAAACGTGAGTTTTTACTTGAAAAGCGCATTGCAAAGCTGCAGATGTTGGAGACGGATCTTCTGGAGAAACAGATACAGGTAGAGGAATATATAGAGAAGATAGAAAAGAGCCGTTTAAGAACTATGTTCAGATTATATTACATAGATAATCTAACGTGGGAAATGGTGGCAATGAGGATGAATTACATGTTTCCCAAAAAGCGGATTCCATTCACAAAAGATAGTTGCAGAATAATGCACGAGAGATATCTTGAAAAAGTTTCATAAATGTTCGCCACTGTTCGCTTCAAAGGTGATAATATGGTATAAAGCCAAAAGAAACAATCTGGACGGCTAAGGTGTTTTTAGCTTTCCTCCTAAAAACAACCAGTAAAAACCACACACAAATTATAAAAGGCGTCTTGCATGAAAATGCAAGGCGTTTTTTGTACGTTATGTCAATTGTAAAAATAGAACAAATGTTCTATAATAATTAAACCGAAACACAACAAGAATGAGATGCAAATTGTTGATAATTGTCAAAATTTGGTATATTATTATTAAAATGTGGTGAGTTTGATAAGGTTTGTGTGGAGGGATTTTGAATGGATATTGAGAAGATTATCTCAGCTTTACAGATGGAGGGTATACAGAGTAGATGTCGATTATATTTTATTAGAAAAAAGAATAACAATTCTTACATAAGTTATTCGCCTTTGATTGAAGAGGGGGTGGCAGAGCAGCTGATAGAATTAGTGCGGAATTATCTAGAAAAACAAAAAAGATTACCAATTACCGAATTTAGCCCAATAGGATCTTATGGTGACATGTTGGAATCTTGCAAAACAGAAGAAATTCAAAATTATCAAGAAGTCATTGAAAGTTTACAAGAGGATAGAGTGGAAAGGGAGACTATTGGAAACAGTGTGATTAATAAACTAAATTTCTATTGTTTGTCTGTTGACTGTGTTATTGATGGGAGAGAAGAAAACATTAAATTTTTCCGTAGATTAACAAGATTTAAGAAATTGTCATCTAAAGGTATGTTTGGACAAATAAAAAATAATCGTTTTAGCAAGGTAGAAACAGAAATGTTGGGTGTAGATGGTGATATTGATACAATCTCAATCGGAAATAGTGTCATTATTTTAAATCATATCGCTCTTGAACGAATATTTTCGATGAATGATCAATACATTGAAAAGTCGGAGGAGGCTATTAAAAAAATAGAAGAAGCAAAACGGATTGAGAATTTTAAACAATTTAAGGAAGACTGCAAAAATGATAAAAGAATAGTAAGAATTCTGACAAGGCTACTCAATGAGGAAAATAGACTTGAACATTGCTTTGAAAATTTTGAAAATGTACAAAAAGCTATAAATATTTTTGAGTTGGGTATACATACCGGTATGCAAGGGGGCAAACAGACTGTTATCTACGAAGACAAACATCAACTTATGGATATGGTCCGTTTAATTCGGGATTCGTATTATACAAGTATTATCAGGGAGAGACACGGAGTTGATGACTCAATTTGATAGGAGGAGATGTAATGAATAAAATCAATTTTAATATAATGAAAATTAAAATGTTTATTACATCATATTTTCCGCTATACATTATTTTATTAGCACTTCAAATAAAAAAATATCCGATAGTATTTAATATAGATGCGATATTTGTGCCGGCAACGATATTTGCAACGGTTTTGATAGTTTTTATATCAATATCCATAACGAGCACAATTGATTTATTTGTGACTTGTAGTCATGAATCATATAGATATCAGTCAATAGATCGAACTGGAGATGCTGTAGTGTCATACTTGATGACATATGTAGTACCACTGTTATCTGAATCATTTCTGACATATAATGGATTTATAATAAATACAGCTCTTTTTATATTAATAGGAATAATGTATATTAAATTAGATTTGATATATTTTAATCCGACGTGGATTATTTTGGGATATGCTGTATACACAACAGAAAAAGGAGATCTGATAATAAGCAATATTCCATACGGAGTATTAAAACAAAATATCGGAAATCATTTAAAAAGCAGTTATCTGGTCAAAGGTGTGTATCTGATCCAAAAAAAAGATAATTTAAATCACATATAAAAATTTATATAATAGAGGAAGCACTCCCTTTGGGGTGCTTTTCCAATACATAAAACCTCTCATTCTTCACATACTATATCTGAGGTGAGGAAAATGGATAAGAAGGATCAAGAGAAGTCAAACAGAAAGAAAAGCAATGAAAAATTCAACAGCATTACTCAAAAGGTAAAGCCGGAGAATCAGAACCAGCGTCATAATGCCAGAAAAGAGGCAGTTGATGTGAAGATGAGACAAATGTAAGACGTCCATTAGGGCGTCTTTTCTAATACAAAAATATGGATACATAACTCAATCGGTCAGAGCGGCAGCCTTATAAGCTGTGTGTCACGGGTTCGATTCCCGTTGTCCGGATTGTGGACTACTGCAAGTTCCTACTTGTGTTAGAGAATCCGGTAAAGTTGCCAAGTTACGTATTTTTTGCATTAGTCCTATAAATTTTAAAAACCTCAGAGAAAAGTGTTGACATATGGTTAACCATATGGTATTATATACTTGTAAGGAGGTGAGATACAGATGAGCAAGAAACGAAAGAAAAAGAAAAACTCCATAGATTGGATTGAAGTGCTGGTTCAAACAATCGTAGGAGTTGTTTCTGGAGTGATAGCCGGAGTTATTACATGGCTTATCACAAAATAGTAAGATACAGGAGAGGCGGAAAAGCCTCTCTTGTATAAATAATATAGCACATAGGCTCATCTGTGTAAAGCTATGAGAATAGAAGTGATAGTAGCAATTGTTGTGGCTGTGACAGCAGGATTGATAGCAGGAAAATTATATCGTAAGTGGAGGGATGAACATGCCGGTAGGTAGCCCAAAACCTCAAACGATTGCATCGGAGAAGTATCAAAAGAAAGCAGGATGGATGACAAAGGGTTTCAAGATAAAGCGAGAGTTAGCGGATGAATTTGCAGAAGCATGTGAAACCGCAGGAGTCAGTCAGGCTTCAAAGATCAGCGAACTTATGAAAGGATTCATAGAGGAAGTGAATAGTGAGAAATAGTAGAGAGCATCTGGTGAAAGCCAGGTGCTTTTCTGCGTCCTGAGCAAAGACGATAAAAGGCTTTGGGCAAAAGCCTACAGTGTGCGATATCGCACAAATATAGCAGGATAGAGCAGTGGAAGCTCGTCAGTCTCCTTAGCTGAAGGTCGGAGGTTCGATTCCTTCTCCTGCAATCGAGGTGATTATATGACAGAACATGAGATTGCATTTGTAAAGAAATGTATAAGAGAAAATATCCACAGATTCTATACATGGGGCAAGTGGAAAGCATTAAGAGAACAGGTACTACAGCTTGATAAATATGAATGCCAGTTATGTAAGAAACGTGGAAAGTATACAAAGGCAACGACGGTTCATCATATGAATTATGTAAAGAAGCATCCAGACAAGGCATTGGAAATCTGGTACAGCTTCAGAGGCGAGAAGCGGAGAAACCTAATCAGCCTGTGCCATGATTGTCATGAAGAGGTTCATGGATATCGAAAGCCAAAGAAAAAAGAACCGCTGACAGAAGAAAGATGGTAAAGAAAAATAAAATTGTCAGGATACCCCCGGTCGAAAAAAATCGGGTTTTAATATGCCCCGTAGAGACCGGTGGGTGCTCCCGACAAAAGAAATTTCTCGTGCGCGCGTGACGGAGGGGGTGGTATAAGGGCGAGAAAAACAAGAAAAGAATTATTGCGAGTGGAAATTAAAGAGGACCTTCTTGATCAGCTGGCCCGGAATGGAACCACAGGGAAATATTACATCGACTTGGTCGATAAATATATGGACTTCTGGGACCTGGAGAACGAACTGATCGCAGACATTAAAAAGAGAGGCGCTATCGTTGAATATAATAATGGAGGAGGTCAAAAAGGGCAAAAGAAAAATGACTCGATAGATCAGAGAATTAAGGTCAATGCTCAAATGCTTAAAATACTGGACAGTCTAGGAATTAAGCCGGTTGGCGATGATTCGGGAGATGATGAAGATGAGCTGTAACATACATCCATATATTCAGGAATGGATCGACATAGTTGAGAAAAAAATCTATGCAGTATGCGAAGAGCAGGAGCTGCTTGTCGCGCATGTAAAATGGTGTTTTGAGCATGAAGATATTTATATAGATTGTGATCAGTTGGAGAAATATATCGGGATGTCAAAATACTTCCCGTTTGAAGAAATATTTCCCTGGCAGAAGTTTGTGATCGGACTGCACGATTGCACATATTGGAGAGAATCCGGGCTTCCAAGATGGCCGGATTTATTCTGTATGTTGGGGAGAGGAGCGGGAAAAGATGGTACAATTGCGCTCGAATCAGTGTGTTTAATGTCCCCGCATAATGGAATCAGAGAGTACGATGTAGATATCTGTGCAAATAATGAGGACCAGGCAATGCGTCCAGTCCATGACGTGATAAACGCATTTGAACGACCGTCTGTGATAAAGAAATTAAAGAAATTCTTCCGATGGACGAAAGAACAGGCTTTATGCTTGAAAACAAAGTCTATTATGAAGGGAAGAACAAACAGTCCGAAAGGAAAAGACGGTCTTCGTTCTGGAATCTGTATTTTTAATGAGATCCATCAATATGAAGACTATAAGAATATAAACGTCTTTACGACAGGGCTTGGTAAGAAGAAACATCCAAGACGTTCTTACTACACGACAAATGGTGATGTGCGGGAAGGACCGCTGGATGATCTGCTGGAAACTTCCGAACAGATCTTACGGGGTGGCGAACCGGATAATGGGTTATTACCATTTATCTGTAAATTGAATAAAAAGGAAGATGTGGATCAGGAAGAAAACTGGCCAATGGCAAATCCATCGTTGCCATATCTGCCAAGTCTTATGGAAGAGATCAGGAAAGAATACAGGGAATGGAAGAAAAATCCGAGAAGACTTCCGGCATTTATGACAAAACGAATGAATATTCCGGAAAATGCGGAAGAAATGAGTGTAACGGAGTGGGACAATATCAAAGCGACCAACATCTTACTGCCGGATCTGGCAAGATGGAGCTGTGTATGTGGAATTGACTATACAAAATTAACAGATTGGGCTTCCGTAGATCTTCATTTCCGAGATGGAGATGAACGGTTTGATATCAGCCATTCATGGATGTGCCTAAATTCGAAAGATATTCCGAGGATCAAGGCTCCATGGAAAGAATGGGCGGATTCCGGAAGACTGACGCTTGTAGATGACGTGGAAATACATCCGTCATTGCTTACAAATTATATACAGGAAGCAAAACGCACATACAATATCAAAGCTTTAGCCTTGGATGATTTCCGTTTTGCATTGATCGGAAAATATCTGCAGGAAATAGGATTTGATATGAAAGTGAATAAGAATCTGAAGCTGATCCGGCCATCAGACATTATGAAAGTGGCACCTCTGATTGATAGCTGCTTTGTAAATCAATGGTTGCGGTGGGGAGATGCTCCAGAATTAAGGTGGGCCACCAATAATGCAAAACTAATCAGACATGGAAGAAAACCAGGAAAAGAGGATGATGCCGATATGGGAAATTATGTATATGGAAAAATAGAAGGAAAAAGCAGAAAAACAGACCCATTTATGGCATTTGTAGCGGCGATGACTGTGGAAAACGTGCTGCCGCAGAAACGGGCAAAACCAACACCGAAAATACAGGTTTACAGTTATTAAGGGGGTGAACGTAGGAAATTAAGTATTAAAGACTGGTTGATCAAAAAACTTGGAGGCAGCAGTACCACAAGGATCACAGTGGATGACATTATGAAAGATAAAGATGTACAGAGTGCTATGTACGAAGTATATCTGAGAGAGCTGGCTTTCTGGACTTGTGTCAATAAAATTGCAAATGCCATCAGCAAATGCGAATTTAAAACGTATATCAAGAAGAAAGAAGTAAAAGGACAGGAGTATTATCTTTGGAATTACGAACCAAATCAGAACCAGAATGCAACATCATTCATGAATAAGCTGATTGGCAAGCTGTACCGGAACAATGAATGCCTTGTGGTAGAAGTAAACAATCACATTTATGTGGCAGACAGTTACAGCAAAGAGGTGCTGGCATTGAAGGAGTATAGATTCAGCGGAATCACATTTGATGGATATGAATTATCTGAAACAAGGGAAATGTCGGAAGTCATGTTTTTCGAATTGAATTCAGAAAATATGAGAAATCTTACAAATGGGATGTATGAAACGTATTCAAAATTACTTGTATATGCTCAGGATGCCTATAAAAAATCAAGGGGAAAAAAGGGAATCCTAAATATCGGAGCAATTGCACAGGAAAGTGAGAATTTCGATGAAACATTCCAGGAGTTGATGAGCACGCATTTTAAGAACTTCTTTGAAAGCGACAGTGCGGTGTTGCCATTGTTTGACGGATACGAATATCAGGATATTTCAGAAAGCGGAAAGACTTATTCTACAGAATCAACACGAGATATCAAGTCTCTAGCTGATGACATCTTTGAATTTACAGCAAGAGCATTTTCTTTCCCACCGAGTCTGGCCAAAGGAGATGTACAGGATACAGGGAAAGCGATTGATGAACTTCTGACCTTTGTGATAGATCCGCTCATTAAGATGCTACAGCAGGAGATCAACCGAAAGAGAAATGGATACACAGGATTTAAAGCTGGAAATTATGTGAAGATAGAGACTCTGACAGTCAAGCATATTGATATTTTTGATATTGCAACTCCAGTAGACAAGCTGATCTCAAGCGGAGCATTTACGATCAATGATATTTTGGAAGTGCTCGGAAAACCGAGAATTGAAGAAGACTGGGCAAACCAGCACTTTATGACGAAAAATTATAGTAAGATTCAAGACCTGCTTGCAGGATTGGATATAGAAACCACAGAGTGAAAGGGGTGAGACAAGGAAAAACATAACAAACTGGAGAATGCAGCCTGTTCAGGCAGAGAACAAAACACTTCTGTACATTTATGATGATGTGACAGAATATGGAGAATTTGACTGGAACGCATGGGAATATAAGGACTCGGAGACTTCTGCAAAATATTTTGCAGAGAAACTGAGTGAAATTCCAGAAGGACAGACGATTGAGCTGCACATCAACTCAAATGGTGGATCTGTAAAAGAGGGCGTTGCTATTTACAATTTACTGAAGCAAAAGCAAAACCAGAAAGTCGGGATTGTGGATGGCGTGGCACACAGTGTTGCGTTTTTGATTCTACAGGCGTGTGACACAAGAAAAATGTGTTTAGGTACAACGGCACTGATACACAATATGTGGATGTATTGCTCAGGCAATGCAACACAACTGAGAAAATATGCAGATGATCTGGATGACATGATGGAAGCAAACCGGCAAGTTTTTCTAGAAAGGGCGAAGATTGAGGAAAGTGAGTTGATTGAGTTAATGGAAAATGAGACTTACCTCACTCCGGAAAAGGCGCTGGAATATGGACTCATTGATGAGATCATGGGAAAGACAGCAGAACCGGTCAATACAGAAGAGATTCTGGAGAAGCTGTCCGATATGCAAAGACAGTTAAACAGTCAGGAGAGCTTCCGGCAGCAGATTGCAGCAATGCAGAAACCACAGGAAGACAAGAAACCAAGAAAAAACAATGTATTAAATCTTTTTAGAGGAGGCATGATTTAAGGAAAAATTTAGACGTATTAGAAATGGAAAAAACAGCAATCGTACAGAAGATGAATGAGGCGATCACAGCTGGAGATGCAGAGCAGTTCCAGGCAGCGTTTGTGGAGCTGTGCGATAAGATTCAGGAAAGTGTCATCGAACAGGCACGGGGAATCGTAGAAGAAGCAGATCAGAGAATTCTGTCTGAGCGTGGTGTAAGACAGCTGACATCCAAAGAAAAAGAATATTATCAGAAACTGGCAGAAGCCATGAAAGCACAGAATCCGAAACAGGCGGTAGAGAATCTGGATGTGGTAATGCCGTATACCGTAATTGACAAAGTATTTGAAGATTTGAAAACAAATCATCCGCTGTTGTCCAAAATCCAGTTTACATCCGTAACAGGGTTGACACGAATGATGATGAATACGAATGGATATCAGAAAGCAGCATGGGGAAAACTTTGCGCAGAGATCATCCAGGAGCTGACATCCGGATTTAAAGAGGTAGATGTGACACTGAGTAAACTGTCCGCATTTCTTCCGGTGTGTAAAGCAATGTTGGATCTGGGACCAGAATGGTTGGATACTTATGTGAGACAGGTCCTGTATGAAGCGCTTGCAAATGGATTGGAAGACGGTATCATCAATGGAACTGGAAAAGACATGCCAATCGGTATGACAAAACAGGTGGGAGACTCTGTTACGATCAAGGGTGGAGTATATCCAGATAAAAAAGCAGTAAAGGTTACAAAGTTTAATGATGTGCAGCTTGGAAAATTGGCATCTGTTCTGGCAATCAATGAAAAAGGACAGGCAAGAACTGTAGACACACTGATTCTGGTGGTAAATCCGTCAGATTATTTCAGCAAAGTCCTTCCGGCAACACGGAGACCAGCGCCGGGCGGTGGATATGTAAGTACACTGCCATTTCCGATCGATGTGATCCAGTCTCCGGCGGTAGGAGTCGGAAAGGCTGTATTTGGTATGGCAAAGCTTTACTTCATGGGATCTGGAATCGAAAATAACGGAAGAATCTTGTATTCAGATGATTACAGATTCCTGGAAGATGAGAGGGTTTACCTGATCAAAATGTATGGTCATGGATTTGCAGTAGATGATAATGCCTTCATGCTTTTGGACACCAGTGATCTACAGCCAGCGCATTATGAAGTGGAAGCTGTTCCAAGTGTAGAAAATGTGGAAAATGCAAATCTTGCAGATTTTAAGGTGGGTGGACACACGCTGACACCAGAATTTACAGAAGGAGAATTGACATACACCCTGACAACAACAGACGCATCAAACACGGTGCAGGCGGTAATCGCAGACAGCACTGCAGAACTGGAATTGACATACAATGACAAACCGATTGCAAACGGCAGCAGAGTTACATGGGCTTCCGGCGCAGGAAATGTAGTAAAAGCAAAAGTGACAGATGGAAAGACAACCAAGACATATCAGGTGACGGTAACGAAGAATGAGGGATAATCATGAGTGATCTTTTAGAAGATGTGAAGAATTTTCTGGATATTACATGGGATATGGATATCAGGGAGCGTAAAAAGCTCTCTGGTATCGTAGAGAGAGGAAAAGCGTACCTTGAGGGCAAAATAGGATTTTGTGATTTTGAAAGCGAAACACAAGAAAAAGAGCTGCTCTTAAATTACTGCATGTATGCAAGAGCTGGTCAGGTAGATGAGTTTATTCAAAATTATAAATCAGAAATCATATCACTGCAGATGCGCAGTTTTCGAAGAAAAGCGGGTGGATGCAATGCCGAGACGTAAGGATACAAAGTTTACCACATTTAACGATGGATCACTGGATATATGCAGCGTAAAAGGCCGGAAGATTGTAGAGACCAGGCAAGCTGGAATTCGATTCGGATTTCGTACAGTTGGAATCAAACGGTTCTATGAGGCAAAGGTATTATCCAATCAGATTGACGAAGTAGTTGCGATTCTGCCGGTAGAAGACATTTCTACCATGGATATCTGTATAATCGGAGAAAAGCAGTACAAGATCATACAGATCCAAAATAAATATGATGCAGCGCCACCTTGTTTACTGCTTTCTCTGGAAAGAGTAGTAACGACTTATGAGGATGTGAGAATGGATGGCTAAAATAGATATCGATCAGTTAGCGCTTGAGGTAATGAACGAACTAAACGCTTATCGTGAGGATGTACAGGAAGCAGTGGAAAAGGCAGTGAAAGAGACAGCGAAGCAGACAGCTGCGGAATTACGTTCCATATCACCGGAAGGAGATACCGGTGAATATGCAAAGCACTGGAGCTATAAACGAGACAAAAATTTGAGTGGAAGGCACCGCTATGATATGGTGGTATATTCCAAAAAGCCGGAATACCGGATTACACATTTGCTGGAAAAAGGACACGCAAAGAGGAATGGTGGAAGAGTGAACGGAATCCCGCATATCAAAATTGCAGAAAAGCACGCAACGGAAATTCTACAGGAAAGGATAGAACGCTATTTATGACAAAGGAGAGGATAGAAGCAATTCTGGATGCACTGGAAATTGAATATCGGTATCATCATTTTGAAGAACGTGAGGCGGTGAATCCTCCTTTTATTTGCTGGTTGATTCCGGAAACGAGAAATTTCTCCGCAGATGGGAAGGTATATTTTAAATCAAACAAAGTTGATATTGAACTGTATACAGATGAAAAGGACTTTGAACTGGAAGAACGTGTAGAAGCGGCACTTGATGCAGCAGATCTCTTCTGGCAGAAAAGTGAACAGTATATTAAATCAGAAAATATGTATGAAGTATTATATGAAGTGGAGGGCTAA